ACGTCGGCCGGGTTGCGGCCCTGCCGCTGCACGATCTCGGCGCCGCTGATGTAGCAGCGGTCTTCCTGCATCTGCCAGCCGGTGACCTCTTTAATCGGGTCGATCCACGGCATCACCGGCGGCATATACACAGCATGGCTTAGCTGGGCAAAGCTCATGCCCCTGACCGGTTTGATCAGGCCGCCGGCGAGACACGCGGCAACAAAGCGGCGGTACACCTCGCTGGTGCACTGATCAATAAACGCCTGACGAAGCACGCCATACGCGGCGTCTTGCTCGACCAGCTCCTGCCGCTGCGCGCTATAGGTGCCGTTGTAGTTTTTGCTGGCGCTGCTGTTGCTCACGTCGGTGCCGCATGCCACCGCGCGAATCTGGCCATCGCGCCAGGTCACCGCATTCGGGTTCGGGCGGTTGCTGTCGATGGTTTCGACCGACTCGCCCGGCAGCAGATCGTCAAAGATCATGCCCGGGGCAAAGTTCATGCTGCGCGGCTGGCCCGCTTTTTCGGGCTCGTAGCACTGTGCGTCACCTTTCTTGATGACGGCAGCCATGCTGGCCGCGATGCGCGCGGCGATGCGCTCGCTTTCTTCGTAGTCTTTGAGGTCATCGAGGCGAGCCAGCACGCTGGCGAACATGCTGACGCCACGGCGCTGGCCAATGCGGTCCACCAGCTTGATGTGGCCAACGCGATCGGTAGCCAGCCGCTTGAGCGTGGGCACGGCCACGAACGGATCGCCGGGGTGCTGCTTGTAAAACCAGTAGCCCTGCGGTTTGCCCCATGCATCAATTTCGATGCCTTGGATGATGTTCTTCTGACTGTCGTTGTAGTCGATCGGCAGCAGATCGGGCTCCAGCAGCTCCAGCGAAAACGGCACGCTGGTGCCGTGGCTGAGCTTGGGCACCGAGCCTTCAAGGTATTGCCACAGACCCTCGCCATCGCGAAACCAGGTGCGCGCCATCAGCTGTTCGGCACGGGCGCGGTTCAATTCGCCGGTGACTTCCGGCTGAAGGCTCCACTGCTGCCACAGCTCATCCAGCTGCTTGGCCAGATCCATCAGCACGTTGCCATCGGCATCACGCGGCTGCGGCTGCACACCGATGCCGGTGGGGCCGACCACGTTGCGCACCAGCGTGTTGAGAATGCCGCGACTCAGGTCGTGGTTGCGGTCGAGGTTGCGCGCCATGTCGCGCAGCTCCCGATGCGCCAGGCCGGCCACGTTGTTGCCGCTGCCAAAGTCACGCTGCCGCTTGCGCAGGCGCGAACGGTTCACCGCGTCGTAAGCGTTGCCATACGCTTGAGCGCGCAGGCGGTTATGTGCGCGACTGGCCGCCCACGATGGAGACAGCGCGAAAATCGCGCGCTCGATGAGTGCCGGTTTTTTCGCCGCGCTCATCGGCCGCGCAACGGATCATCGCCCTCGCCGCCCGCGGGCGCCATGGGCATGCCGGAAAGGTTGGCCAGCGAGACGCCGGCCCGTCCACCACCGCGTGACTCAGCGGCAGCCTTGCGCTCCCATTCACGGCGTCCCGCTTGCACCATGGCCAGATCGGCGCGGGTTAGCTCCCGGTCGCCCCAGCGGAATTTTTGACCGCGAAGAATCGCCGACTCGGCGGCGAGGTAACTGGCAAGCATGTCGGAAGCGGTGGACATGCTCGCAAGCATCGCGGACATCGTGTGCCATGGTTACCGGAAAGCTGGCACACTTTGATTCGCACATTAATTAGTCAGACGGCCAAAAGCATGAAGGTTCTGGACAAACTCGAGCTCATCGATCGCATCGGCAGAGAGCTGCAAAGCCGAATGTCGTACGGCGAAATTGACACCTACTTACGAGCCCACGGCGTTGACACTAAGAAGCCAACCTCGGGGGTGAACAGTAAGTGGGTCTACACCAAGGAACTACTCTCTGATGAAAAAGATCCGCTCGTTGTGCGGATAGCCGATGAACTTGAGCTCTCCCATAACTACACCGTCGCGGATTCAAGTACGACACTAGAGGCCACGTTTTGGGAGCCTTTCCATTTCAAGCTGTTCCTCAGCCACCTGTCTAGCTTCAAAAAGACGACCGGCCTGCTGCAGGCGGCGTTACGCAACTACGGAGTCTCAGCGTTCGTTGCACACGTTGACATTGAGCCTACCAAAGAGTGGTTGGACGAGATCGAGGCAGGGCTCTACTCCATGGATGCCTTGGCTGCAATCCTCATGCCCGGATTCAAAGAGAGCAATTGGACAGATCAAGAAGTTGGAGTTGCCGTTGGTCGCGGTGTGCTGGTCATTCCTATCATCCGAGGACTGAACCCATATGGGTTCATTTCCAAGTACCAAGGCCTTCAGGCTGAGGGTAAGACGGTAACGAGCGTTGCCGAGAGCATCTTTCGAGTCCTGGTTTCGTCGCCAAAGACCCGCTCACGCATGTTGTCCTGTCTCATTGACACAACAATCCGAGCAGCTTCCGCAGACGAAGCGCTAGAAAAGCTAAAGTACATCGCTTCCGTCGAAAGCATGCCAATCGCATACTTAGAAAAACTACGAGATAGCGCCACGTCCTCGGTGGCTCTTTCGTCGGGAGATCCGCTTAAGCAACTAAACGACCTTCTGTCGAAGCACAAACTCAATCCCGTCGAGACCAACCAGACACCCGAACCATTTGACGACGATGACATTCCGTTTTAGCCGTTGGATCAGCCTATCAAGTTTTCTTCGTTGGCCGGCTGGAATCCTCGAGGTCGTTTAAAAATCTTCTGAGCTGATTCCACGAGTGCGTTGCATGGCCCGGAGAATATTCGGCATAAGGGTACGTCTAGCTCTGCTCACGAGAAGGACGAGAGCTGATAAAGTCGGCGGACGACTTTTTGGCGATAGAACTTGGGGGCGGGAAGTGCCGAACAAATGGTTTTCTAATAGGGGGCAAGTCTTACAGTGGTTGACCGCAGCGGCTTCTCTCGCTCTTTCAGCCATCTCAAAAGTGGCGAACGCTCTACCTTGGATGGTCCCGGCCCTATTAGGAGTCGCGGTCGGAATGGCCATTAGCCTCGCGGTCCAATGGAGCCGCCAGCGGCGAAGGAAGAACCCGCTTGTGATCGAGAAGACCCAGTTTGTAACTGACGACCGCGCTGAGATTTCATTCAAACGAAAACTTCGCATTACGGTGCGTAACGCAAGCGACGATACCATCATCGTAGGTCCGAAAACGAGGTGGATTGAGGGGGATCTGCATGTCGACACGGTCGAGGAACATTACTGGCAATTGGAGGGTCCCCGTGGCCAGCGCAATGATGATTGGCGCAAGGAAGCCAACCGCGTCGAGATCGCCCCAGGACAATACGCCAGAACCTGGATTGGCTTGCCTGTTAGTGCGGTCCAGAGCGAAGTGGAGCGCTTAGTGAAAAGCGGTAAGGCTGGTGCCATTTCGGTCCAGACAGGGGCTATCGGAGTCCTTCAGATCAATATCAAGGGCGCTTAACTACGTGCGAAGACCTGGCCGGTCCCGTTGCTCTCGGATTGAAGGAATCGCACTAAATGCGGAACGTCTACTCAAGTAGACGATAGAACGTCCGCCGACTGATGCTGAAATCCTTGAGGATCTTCTTGATTGGCTGGCCAGCGTTGCGCGCTGCGAGGATGGCTTCGACGTTGCGCCGCATATAGGGTTGCGGAATATACAGCTCATCCCCTCCGTACCGCTGCTGCAGGTGGCGCACGACAGGTGCCGCGTACCGACTTGCCTCATCGAAATCCAGGCCCAGCGATTCCTGCAGCGCGACGGCCAGCTCGTCTTGCAGCGCTTCGGCGACATTGAATTGCCTGGTCACCGGCGGCTCAACCAATCAGAAGATGCGAAAGGGTTATTGCTACCGCGCACAGGAAGTCCGGACACCGAACTTTCGCGAGGTTCAAGCCGCGTTTGGTCGGTTGCACTATTCAGGCCCTTATCAGGCCCCTCTTTTTGAGCAAGACGAGCCTCGCGCGTATCCCAGTCCAACTTTGTCAGACGGTGCAAGCGCAATTCAGGATGATGGGCAGCGGCGTACGCATACACCCACGTGTCGAGCGGTTCGTTGCGAGGGCCACCGCGCTTCTCGAATCGGTTTTTGCTCGGGTTGTAGGTTTCCGATACCAGGCCAGCGAAGTATTCCGACGGCAGATCCTCGCTGAGGTGCACCAGGCGCGCATCGGCCGGCTTTTCCGCATCCGTGCTTAGGCGGCTGTAGAGCAAGTGTTTCACTGCCACGGTGCCAACGTGATAGATGGTGACGCCGCGCTTATCGTATTGGCCGCGCCAGTTGA